TTATGCCGTCTCACTTCTTGCGGCGGCTCCTTCGCCGTTCGCGCCATGCTGCGAGTTCGTCGAACGCTTCTGTCCTGGTTGACTATTTTTGTGCAAACGGGCATATTTCCGCTCGATGATCTCGACGGCCTCCGCCTGGTTGTCAAAGTCCAATGCCCGCAACTTCACGATCAGGTCGTACTCTTCGGGGCTGATGTCATAACGGTTTTCCTCGACATCACTCCTGCTCTCCCCTTTCAAAATCCAATCTGTGGACACTCCACAATAATTGGACATTTCGATCAGGAACTTTCCGCCCGGAACCCGTCTATCTTTTTCCCAATTACTTACATTTGCCGAATCTGTCCCTATCGCCTTTCCGAAGGCGTCCATAGACAGCCCTTTCTCGTCTCTCAAACGCTTGATACGTTGACCGATTGTACCCATTTATACCCTCCTCATTGATTTTAATCAATGCGACGCAAACGGAAACAAGAAAATCAATACAAAATATTGATTTTAATTAGCAAAAGTATTGACTTCATTGATTTTAATCAGTAAGATAGAAGTAGGATTTAGAACTACACCAACACCCCTGATTTTACCACACATTACGAACCCGCAACAGGCGCAACAAAATAGCCGCCGCCTTGCACAGTGGCAGGCCGTATGCTCTTTGAAAACTGAACAGCAATAACGATTCAAACTCAACTTCGTGCAAGTGGGAGGTGAACAAGGTGATCGTTAAAAAGGGTGGTCACAATCTTGTACAAGACGAACGAGTGATGTCCATGTACAAGGAAGGTTTTTCGCATGTATCAGCCATTGTTGACCGCTTAAATTTCTTCAGCAAGGAGTCTTTCAGTATTCTGTCAGATTCCTATCGGGAGACAAACGAGCAGCAGCTTGAACAGATACGCAAAGAACGCCTCCAGTTAGAGATTGAGATTAAATACTTCTTGGCCCGTGCCAACAGCAAGATGATGTATTTGGTCGAGCTGGAAGAGCATTTGCAGGAATTGCAACGCCAATTTGATGAGATTAGCAAAGAGGCACTGGAAGAGCCTGGCGAAGAGGAAAGGGGTAAACGCCTTGAGAAAGAAGCGTGAGCTGACGCCGATCGGCAAGATGGTTAAAAAACGCCTGATCGAAGTTGGAATAACACACCGGCAGTTAGCCCAGCAAATCGGAACAAGTGAGCAGTATTTGAATTCAATCTTGTTTGGCGCTCGTTCAGGCAGAAATTATCTGCCGAAAATAGCCAGGGTGTTGGAGTTGGACCTGGAAAAATTGAGGGTATCAGCATGAAAGCGAGCAGATGCAATAAAGGATGTGTAGGAGAAGGAGGACATCAAAAAAGGAGCGCACCTCCCGCAAGAGTACCCGCTCCTAGTCCTCTGAATAGCAAAAAGCTATTCCCCCTTATTATAACATGCGCAATGTTGATTGGAAAGGAGGGGGAAACCACTTGACAGACGTGTTTGTCTCAATAGAAGACGCTGCCGGTTACGAGGGAATCAGCTATGAAGCTATCAAGAAAAAGGTTCAACGAAACCCAGCTCTATTCAACGTGAGAAAAGAGCCGGTTTTAAGTGGTGGCAAGCCTCGGATTCTCATTTCTCTCTCTTCTCTCTCTAAAAAGGCGCGAAGAGCCTACAAGGAAGCGCAGTGCATCGAGGGAGGGGACGTTGTGATCGAAGTACGAACCAGCTCGGAAGATGTACCGTGGTACATCGGCACCGACCTGGATGGCTATATCAAAAAATTTGGAAAAAGGTACTATGAAGCGGTTGAGCTGGCGAAGAGCATTCAGGAATTTCTCGACTACGCTGATCGTGACCGGACGGAGTTTGCAGAAGAATTCGCCGCCCAGCTCGGCATAAGCCAGCGGACGCTATACCGCCATTCGCAAGCCTATCTCGAAGCAAGCGCCTGGGCGCTCAAGCTAGGTAAGCAGGACGGCAAAAGTTACGACTATCTGAAGGTGCTGGCGCTATGCCGCAAGCCGAAGGAAACCTATACGTTCCCGTCGCTCTCGGAAGCGATGAAAGTCTGGATCGAAAACCTTTGGTTTGATAAGCGGTTCGCAGAGAACCAGGGCACCATCGACATGCTATACACCAAGCTGGCGCAAGTGGCCTCGGCCAATAGCTGGTATTACCCGTCCTATCCGACGGTGGCGCGTTACATAGGCTACTTAATGGAAGTTAAGCGATACAAGAACGCGCACTACCTCGCTGAAAAGGGCGAACGGATGTACCGAAACAAGAAGATGCGCAAGGCGCTGCAAGACATGCAGTCGGTGCCGGTCATGGGGCTGGTGCAGGGCGACGGACACACCTTCGACGTGTGGGTCGAATACACCCATCCGAACGGAAAGAAAACCGCGATCAAGCCGATCTTGGTTGCTTGGATCGACACGCGAAGCCGCTGCATTGTCGGGGACATCATTTGTCACACGCCAAGCGCACAAGTGATCAAGCAGTCCATGATCAATATGGTTTACAACGAAGTCGGAGGCGTTCCGCAATGGATCAAGATTGACAACGGTAAAGACTTCACCGCCGAGACGCTGACGGGCCGCAAGCGGACCGAGCGGATCAGCTTGGACAGCGAAGCAATTGGCTTCTATCGCTCCATCGGCATCCATGACGATTTCCGATCCCTGCCTTATCAACCTTGGGGCAAGGCGGCGATTGAACGGTTCTTCCTAACGCTGGTCAACCGGTTCGAGAAGTGGCTGCTTAGTTACACCGGCACCCTGACCGCATCGCGCACATCCAGCAAGATCAAGAAGGACATTCCGGGCATGCTGGAGCGCGGCGAGCTGATTACGATGGACGAGCTTTGCACCCTGTGGCGCAAATGGCGCGACGAGGAATATCACACCCGGAAGCATAGCGGGCTGAAAAGCCAGGGCGAGCCGTGGCATACGCCGCTGGAAGTATTCAAGAATGCGGAGCGCTACTTCACGGCGGTTCCGCCAAGATCGGTCGCCGCCACCTGGCTGATGCAGGCCGAAGAGAAGGTGCGCGTCTATCAGGTCGGCATTCGCCGGTTCGGCTACGAGTACCGTGCGCCGGAACTGGATGCCTACATCGACGACTATGTCAACATCAAGTGGGACGCGAACGACGTTACCCGGCTGTTTGTGTACGACCGAATCACCGGCGACAAGATTTGTGAAGCCGAAAGCCAAGAACTGCTCCAAATCGCGCCGCGCGCTCCGCAAAAAGCGCTGGAGGAACACAAGCGGGCGCAAAATCAGCAGCTCAAGGCGGACAAGCAACGCCTGAAGGAGCTGACCACGCCACTGGAAGAACGGATCGGGCAGCATATCGCCGCCCAGGACAACATCGCAGGCATGTTCATCCAAGGGCAGCAGCCCGCAAAAGGCAAGGCGTCCAAAGTGGTGGCGCTGCCGCAGGATAAGCAATACAAGGAAGAAGTTCGCAGCAAAAAGGCCCGCCCTGCTGCTGTGGAAAACGATTATTACCAAAAGCGCGCCGAGCAGGCTTTGGCGAAGCTGAAGGAACTCGGCTAACGGAGGGATTATAGATGGCTATGGAAGCAACGAAGCTGTATACGATCAAAACGGACATCGTCGCCCGCATGAACGACTACAAGAACCGGACGAACGATACCATCACGGAACTGGCAAAGATCATGGGCGTATCCAGACCGACCCTGTCCCGCTTCCTGTCGGGCAAGTACGATGCCGAAACCACCAAGCTGGAACCGGCGGTCGTGAAGTTTTTGAATGAACACGATCAGGCAGCGGCCACGGTAGCCATGCCGCGGGCAGCGCCGAAATTTTTTGACGGGCGCGACGCCCGCGACATCCTGGGCCTTTGCTCCGAATGCCAGGATCACGGCCAGCTCGGCATTGTCACCGGACGCACCGGCTACGGCAAGAGCTACACGCTCAAGCATTACGCAAAAATGCCGCGCGTGGCGTATATCGAATGCGATGATTCGATGGGCTGCAAGGATTTGGTCGATGCCATCGAAACAGCGCTCGGCATCCCGGCAACCCCCGGCAGCATCTACCGCAAGAAACAGGGCATCATTCAATTTTTCGAGGTAAACAAAGGGTATCTGCTGATCGTGGACGAGGCGGACAAGCTGATCAACAAGTACACGCAAAAGAAAATGGAAATCCTCCGCTCCATCTATGGCGACGCCCGCGTCGGGCTGGTTATCGCCGGGGAACCGAAGCTGGAATCCTTGATCAAGGGCTATCTGGAGCGCTTCGCCAATCGCGTGGACGCCCGGACAGCATTAGTCGGCCTGACCGAAAAGGAAGTCCGCGACTACCTGGAGGGCTTCCCGTTCGAGCCGGACGCCCTGGAAGAAATGATCGCGCGCGGAACGAACAGCAAAACGGGCTGCTTCCGCTTGTTGGCCCGGACGCTCGACAACGTGCTGCGTGTCCATCGCTCGGACGGAGACGAAACCATCACGCTGGACACGATCCTGAAGGCCAGCAGCATGATGATGCTGTAAAAGGAGGCTTAAACCATGACCAAAATTAAAATGGAGCTGGTAACATCAGAGGTTGAACTGGCGCGCGCAGCCTTGCGCTTGCGCGCCCTGGACGCTTCCCAGCCGTCAGTAGCGGCTTACGAGCGGATGGCCAACGGGCTGGACCCTATCGGGCTGTATGAATTCAGGCCCCTAGAGGCGGCTTGCATATCGGTTTCGCTGCTGGAGTTCTCCGAGCTGTCCAGCCAGATCGGCCTGACCGAGCTGGCGCGCCGTTCGATGGTGCTATCGGACGACTTTCTGTGGGAGTGCTTCTTGGCCGAACCGCTGGAGGAAGCGGAGAAACTGCTTGACCAGGCGTTCAAGCGGCGAAGAGAAGGTGTTCAAGGTGCTGCCCGAACAGCCGGATTTGTTTCCCGATTTGCCGCAATCGTCGGAATCACCCGAACCGCAGCCGGAAACCAAATGCGCCCACTGTGATCATATCGTGGCCGTGTGCTTCCAGCCGGGAAATCGCCTCCTCTGATTGCTCCAGATACATGCTTCTTTGCTCGGACAAGGTTCGGGACATGGAATATTTAGACGAGTAGGCGCTGACTTTCGAGGCTGCGCTCTAGCTGAAAAAGGCGCTCAGAAAATACTCGGCTAACCTTGATGCTTCGCTCTCACTCTTCAACCGGATTCGCCTTCTTCATTAGTTTTTGTCAACACCATTCTATCATCAAGCAAGGAGGAAAAAACGAATGAAAGAATTCAACAAGAAAGTCAGCAAAAGTGGCTCCGTCACCCTTCCGGCGGCGCTTCGCCGGGAGTACGGCCTGGCGGGTGGCGAGCGGTTCAAGATCATCGTCAATAGCGAAGACGGCATGATCCTGCTGCAACGCACGGAAGGAAGCTGCCTCTTCTGCCAGTCTGGAAAGGAACTGATTGTCTATTACGGTCGCTTTGTCTGCGCGACGTGCACGGAAAACATGGATGCCCAAGCCTCCGAGGCTCGAATGGCCGGGGCACTGCAAGGAGGCGCTGCGGAATGACGAACGAACGCCTGGCTGGACTGGCCGAGCTGGTGGACGAAGGCATCCAGCTTGAAAGGAAGATCAAGGAAGCCGGAAAGCTGCTCGACGCGATCAAAGCCGAATTGCAGGCGGCAGCGGTCGAAGTCATGGACAACAAAAACCTGAAATGGCTGCAAATTTTCGGTAGCAACGGGCATTTCAACATCGCCCAAAAGGAAAAGTTCGAGATCGACGATTACACCGCCCTGGTCGATGTCATGGGCGAAAAGGCCAAAGCGAAGATCGTTCGCAAGGAAGAAATCAAATACGCAGTAGAAGCGCGGTTCAAGGAAGCGCTGATCGCCTTGTTCAAAGGCGACTTTGCCACCGACGGCCAAATGTTGGACAGTGTGCTGCAAGGGCTAGGACTGGACGCTGCGGCGGTCAAGTTGGTGAAAAAGAAGCTCAAGGGCGATTACATCAAGGACAAAAGGGTCCTGGAAAGCGTGGGCGTCACCGGCGAATGCGAGGAAGAGCTGGACGCGATCCGTCATATCAAAAACGCAGAGCTGATCGACCGCTTTTTCTCTGACCTGACGCCCGAGCAGCTCCTGCGGGTGCGCAAGTCCGTATATGTCGAGGATCAAGTCGGCGTCGGCCTGGAGTACGAGAAATGAGCCGGTCGGGATCGGAGAAGCGGACTCCCGAACAAAACCGCAAAATTTGGGCGCTGGCCGGAGAATTGGGCTTTGACGAAACACTGCTGCGCGACCTGGTCGAGCGCCTGACCGGCCAGCGTAGAACATCCTCCCTGACGGTCCAACAAGCAAACCGTCTGATCGAAGAAATGAACCGGCTGGGTGGCAAGCAGCCGACGACGCAAGCGCGCCGCCCTGGCATGACAACGCCCGAGCAGCTCCACAAAATCCGAACGCTGGAGCGTGAATTGGGCTGGTCGGACAACCCGAAGCGCCTTCAGGCGTTCACGAAGAAATATTGCGCTGGCATCGCCCGGCTGGAGTGGCTCCAGTTCGGCCAAGCCAGGGCGCTGATTGAATCCCTGAAAGGCGTTCTGCGCTCGGAGCAGAACCGGAATCATGGCTGAATCCGAATCCAAGGTCATAGACTACCGGGTTTTATATGAACGCCTGAAGGATGTCCCTGCGACCAGGTGGACGCGGGAAATGGAGCTGTTCTCCCGGCTCTATCTGTGGCGGCAAAACGATCCAAGAGATTTGAAAGGAGGCAAATCCGATGACGGATGCACTTGAACGGTATACACCGGCCCAGCATCAAGTGATCGAAGCGTACTGGGAGACGATCCGGTTCACTCGCAGTACAGGTAAGGTTTCGGACGGCGTGAAGCAGCGCGAATATGAGTATTGGACGAAGTTTGAACCGGAAATCGTTATCGAAGCATTGGGAATCCATATCGAGGGTTATCCGACCCACCGGGAGGATTATACCAGGGGCATCATGCGAAACAGGAAGCGCATGAAAGGGGGGGCTACCCATGCAAAGCCTGAAAGAAGTCATGCCGTCGCCGCCCAAACGGGTAAAAGCGGACAGGGACAGGGCCAAAAACGAGACGCCAACGCCGAAGAAGCCTTCCGCCGACGCCTTGTCGGTCTATGATTGCCCGAAGTGCCAGGACGAAGGGGTCATCTTCGACCCCGCCCGAAACATTGGGTATCGGTGCGAATGCACGGAGCGCAAGAAGCTGAAACGGCTTATGAAGTCCACGAATATGAGCGAGGATGCGTTGTACAAGACGTTCGACAATTTCATCCTGGATGGCGCGGACAAGCGCGTCGTCGATGCCTACGAGCTGGCGCGCGAATATTCGGACGGCCTGGTCGCCCGGATCAAGCGCAGCCAAGGACTGAAGGGCGTTCCGTGGTTCGGCCTGCTCGGCACTTCCGGCAGCGGGAAAACGCACCTGGTTACGGCCACAGTCGCCCCACTGATCGAACTGGGCGTTCACCCCCTGTTTTTCAACTGGGTGCAAAGCTTTACCGAGTGGTTCGCCTACTACAGTAGCGCGGACGAGGCATACATGGTGGAGGGAATCCGACAGAAGATTTACAACTGCGATTTGCTGGTCGTAGACGACATTTGCAAGGAAAGTCAAAAAGACACTTGGATCAAGGAATTTTACGGCATTGTCGATTACCGATACCGCAAGCAGCTACCTATCGTGTACACCAGCGAATACTTTCATCAACTGATTGGCTTTCTTTCCAAGGCGACGGCGGGCAGGCTGTTCGAGAAAACCAAAAGCACAAAGGGAAGGGATTTCCTGGGAAAGATGCTGCTGGACGACGGCGAGGACCCACTGGCGCTGGATTATCGCTTCAAGGAGCTGCATCTATGAGGCGGCACAATGTCATAACCGATTCGGCAGGAGCAACTCATGTTACCGCCGAGCGCCGCTATCTGCTGTACGAACTGTGCAACCGGCTGCGCCTGGATCGCCGGGCGCTCCGCTGGAGCATGAACCTTCGCTGCCATGTCCTGATCGTCTACCGATCCAGTGACAAAGAGGCGAAACCATGCTCGCAAAGAAGCGATTCGCCGAACTGCTCGCCGTTCGGGCGTTGCCACCCGGGAGCCGACCAAGGCGAACAAACGATTCAGAAGCTCGGCGCATTGACATTCGATTCGCCCCAAATTCTCAAAATAAATGACAAACGGAGGAACTGAAAATGACCATTAAATGGAATAATGACATGATTTTTGATAACGCAGGCAAGCCCAGCATGATGGTTCGCATCCCGAAATTCAACTTGTCGGACGTGATCAACGGCGCGCCGGACACCCCACACCCGGCCTTTATCGTCGGCGGTAAGGAAGTGCCGGAAATTTGGGTGTGCAAGTATCAGAACATCATCGTAGGAGGCAAAGCCTACAGCCTCCCCTTCCAGCAGCCTGCCGTCAACGTGGACTATGACCAGGCGCGGGAGGCATGCGAGAGCAAGGGGCCGGGCTGGCACCTGATCAGCAACGCCGAATGGGCCGCTATCGCCCTGTGGGCCAAGAAGAACGGAACGCTGCCGCGCGGCAACAACAACTGGGGCGGCGACCATTCGCACGATGACGAGTGCGGCGAAGCGTTCGACGGGCGCAAGGTGCTAACCGGCAGCGGACCGGCCTCCTGGTCGCATGACGGAACGCCTGAAGGCGTCTATGACCTGAACGGCAATGTATGGGAGTGGGTGTCCGGACTGCGCCTGGCTGAAGGTACAATCCAGGTGATCCCCGGCAACGATGTCGCCTTGCAGCCGGATCAGTCGCCCACTAGCGAGGAATGGACGGCCATCGCGTCGGACGGCTACAGCGTGAAATATGCCGAAGTGGACGACGAGATTCAACTGACTGTCGGAATTGCCGGAGGATATGGCGGCTGCTTTTTCTCCGAGCTGACGACTGACGCCGAAGTTCCGTTCTTGGTGCAAGCCCTCGCGCTCTTCCCTACTAACGACGATCCGCTGACGGACGGGTTCTGGATGGATGCCGAGGAAAGCGAACGACTCCCGATTCGCGGCGGCACTTGGAACGCTGGCTCCTATGCCGGGGTTTTCGCGCTCGGCCTGGACAACGCGCGGTCGAACTCGTTTTCGTACATTGGCTTCCGCTCCGCTTTTGTGCCGGGAATCTGAAATCTGAATGCTGGCATCTGCTGGGGCGCGTGACAGCGCGCCCTCGAAAGGAGCGAAACTCGATATGCAAGAAACGAAAGCGAAAGGAAAGTCACGACGCGGGTGATCACTGCCCAGGGCTGGAAGGATATCGAGAGCAAGTTGAAAAGCCTATATTCGCAGGAGGTATTGACACATGAACTATCGTCTTGATCACATCCCCAAAACAACATCATGCAATCGTCGGTCTGGGCTTGACATGACGCCGACGACCATCACCATTCATAATACAGGAAATTCCGGAAGCAGTGCCAAGAACGAACGGGGGTGGCTGACGAATCCGGAAAATAATCGGACAGCATCCTACCACATTGTGGTGGACGAGCACGAAGCTATTGAATGTATACCCCTCAACGAAAATGCATGGCATGCGGGTGATGGCAGCAACGCTGCAAGCGGCAATCGGACATCTATCGCAATTGAAATATGCGAATCCGGGAAATATCAGCAAACATTGCACAACGCCGCCCATCTCGTCGCCAAGATGCTCCTGGAAAGGGGTTGGGGAGTTGAACGACTTCGGCGCCATTTCGATTGGAGCGGAAAAATTTGCCCACGCCTTATGTACGATGGAGGCAAATGGACAGGATGGTGCTCATTCATTGGGATGGTCAAGTCGTATACGAGTAAGAATGAAGAACAGACGACAAGAGAAGTTTTGGGTGCGGTTGACAAGCTGAAGAAAACGGTAGAGGAACAAAATAAACGTCTGAAGGAATTGGAAGGACAACAAGAAATTGATCCTCCAACATGGGCAAAGGAAGCAGCGGACTATTACGAGAAGGAGATGTCAAACAAGAAAGGCAGCTATGATTTTTGGCGGCTGCTAACCATCCAATACCGGAAAAAGGTCATTCAGCATAATGAGCATGGTCATTCTTGATTATCTGCTTGAGGAGGCGATCACCGGATGTTGGACTGGATCGAAGAGCTTACGCCAGATATGCTCCCAGAACCATACCGAAAGTATGCGAAATTGATCGGAACTGTTAACTTAATCAAGCTTGCTCAGCAGAGCGGCGGGGATCATGTATACATCCCTACCTTAGACTTCTTTCTCCGCCCGGCGCGGGATAGACGCATCATAGAGGAGTACGACGGATATAATCATCGGCAGCTTGCTCGCAAGTATAATCTGAGTGAGCGGCGTATTAGGGAGATATGTGAGGGTGTCCATCCCATAGCTCGACGAATAGCTCGACGGGATGAAAATCAGCTCCAGCTTTTCGACGATGATGTACTGAAATGAGGGTCGAAAAGTCGGGGAACCCCTTCCAGAACTAACAAAAAAACTGCGCTATTCTACCAGTAGAGGCTTAGGCCCTACTGGTTTTTTTATTGCCAAAAAGGAGGCTCTTACATGATGCAAGACGCAATTAATGAGATGTTATTGAATGTGGCGCTGGCGGGATTGACTTTAGTGTCTACATACGTCGGGCGAGCGCCAAGCTTGCGGCGGAAGCATCTAAGATTGATGCGGAGTCAAAACGCGCGCAGGCGCAGGCGGCTCTCGACCCCCTGGATGACGTAGCGACGAAAACTGTCCAGTCTTTTGAACAGACCATTGCGTGGGAACTGCGCCAGTCCGTCAAGGAAGGATGGACATCCAAAGATGAACTGACACAGCTTGCCCAGCAAGCGTACACGGAGATTGTCCGCCAGCTTAAGCATCAAGCGCCTGGTCGGCCTGATCCGGGACACGCTAATTTCCGCAAATTCGGAATTCTTCGAGGGCGTCCCGACGGATCGGCAAATCCTGATCATGTACGGCTTTACATTCACCAAGGAGGGATCGGAAAGTGGAAAAATTAACGCGAGCTGAATTCATCCGCAAACTGGCCCCTTACGCCATCGCGGATATGTACATCACCAAGGTTCCTGCATCGATAACCATCGCACAAGGGATACTCGAATCTGCCGACGGCAACAGCGGCCTGACCGTCAAGGCGAATAACCTATTCGGGATTAAGGGCAGCGGCACAGCGGGATTCGTGTACATGGCTACAAAGGAGTATTCTGGCGGAAAGTGGATTACGATTGATGCAAAATTCCGCAAATATAACAACTGGGGCGAATCGGTCGCCGACCACTCGGCGCTCATCCAGAACGGCGTGAGCTGGAACCGGAAGCTTTATCACAAAGTCCTGGGCGCGGATGGGCAGACGGCAGCGCACGAAGTGGCCGCAGCCGGTTACGCCACCGACCCGGCCTATGCCGACAAGTTGATCCGTCTCATGGACGACTGGAATCTATATCAATATGACATCAAGGAGGAAGTTCAACCCATGACAGCAGCTGAAAAGAAAGCATTCGAGGAATTGCAGGAAACCGTCAAGAAGCAAGTTGATCATATCGAGAAGCAGGCCGAGCGCATCGAGAAGCTGGAGAACCAGCGGGACATTCCGGCCCCGGAATGGGCGCAGGAGGCGGCGGAATACTACTACCCGCACATGAACCCTAAAACCGGCAGCTACGACTTTTGGCGCACCCTTACGATCCAGTATCGCAAGGAAAAAGGGAATCATCGTTTAGGTTGACATTTTTTCAAATTTTTCACAAAGGGATGATCGCATGCAAGAAATGGCGCAAGACATCCTATCCAGCCTGGTGATGGCAGCGTTGACGCTGTTGTCGTCCTACACCCTGTACTACATCCGCAAGGCGACGGCCAAGGTTTCCGCCGAAGCGGCGAAAATCTCCAATGACGATCAGCGAGCGCTTGCCCAGGCGGCAATCACTCGGCTGGATGACGTGGCGACGAAGACGGTCAAGACCATCGAACAGACAACGGCCAAGGAGCTGCGACGCGCCGTGAAGAACGGACAGGCGGCCCAGGAAGAGCTTGCCGCCCTCGCCAAGCAAGCCTATGACGAAATCGTGCGCACGATGGAGCCGGACTATCTCGACGCGCTCAAGTCCACGCTTGGCGACCTGGACAAGTATATCAAGACCACAATCGAAGCGAAGGTACTGGAGCTGAAGCAGAACGCAGCCATTGCCGAGGCGCTGGAGCTGCGGGAGGGTTAACGGATGGACTTGAATTGGGCGCTGCAAACGATCACCATGCTGGGGATTGGTGCCATCGGATATTTTCTCAAAACGTCCATGTCCGAGATTAAGGGGCAAATCAAAGAAAACGCCCAACGGGTTTCCGCTCTCGAAAAGGAGCTGGACGACCTTCGGTCCGATCTTCCTTTCATCTATACGACGAGGGAAGACTTTATCAGGACGATGAACAACGTTGACAAGAAGCTGGACAAAATTCAAGACAGTTTGATCGGAGGTGTCCGTCATGGTAATGGATGAACAAGCCCATCGGGGTGCGCAGCATAACAAAGCAGTGCGCGGATATATCATGCGGAGCCTGGCGAAAGGGCACAACAATTCGTTGTTGTGCCGACAGCTTGTAAACGTGATGGTGAACGATGGCGTCATCATCAGCCCGGACATATCGAAGCACCTGGATTACCTGGTCGGAAAAGGGTACGCCGAATTCACGAATGAACGGGTGAATTCCTATAACGCCTACGCCAATGATGCCGTGATCCGTTTGACGGTGGAAGGTATTGACCTCCTGGAAGGTTCCGTTCCCGACGATCCGGGAGTGGCGATCTAATGGGAGATCAGCACAAGAAGCGGCGTGTGCGCTCCAAGGTGGACGAATTGCCGGTCCACCTCAAGGACCAGGCGGACGCCATGCTGCTGGACACCAAGTACACCTATAACGAGATTGCTGAATTCCTGTATGACCAGGGCTTCGAGGTTTCGAAAAGCTCCGTCGGGCGCTATGCGCTCCGTGTAGGCCGGGCAACGCAGCGGCTCCAGGAGGCGCAGGAACAGACCAAGGCGCTGATCCAGTTGATCAAGCAAAACCCAGACGCGGATTACACCGAGGGCGGCTTGCAGATCATGGCCGGTGAGCTGACGAAGAAGTTCGCTGCCGCGCAAGAGGAATGGGACGAAATGCCGCTGGACAAAGCGGCCCGCGTCATGGTGTCCCTGTCCCGGACGCAGATTTACAAGGACAAGATCAAGGCCGACCTGGCCGAGAAAACGAAGGTTGCGCTGGATGAATTCAAGAAAGAGGTTTACGCGGAGTTGGAGGGCATCGAGCCGGAGCTGTGCGAACGGCTGAGCCAAGTCGCCAATCGCGTGGCCGAACGACTGGAGGCGGACGAGGAATGAACTGGTACGTCCTCCACGTCCTGACCGGCGAAGAGCTGAACGTGCAGAAGAAGCTTGCCCGCACCGCGCCGCACATTCGAACACTGATCCCTCGGCGGACGCTGAAGGAACGGCACCAGGGAAAGATCAAGGAAGTGTCTCGCCTTTTGTTTCCGGGGTACGTGTTCGCCTACACATTGCTGGACAATGAAAGCTATTACAAAATGATCGGCCCGGACAGTGTGATCGAAGTCCTGGGCAGACCGGACCCCGCCCCTGTGCCGGTCAAGGAAATGGCCCACGTCCTCAAATGGTGTGAGGACAGCGAGCTGATCGGGGTGTCCAAGGTCAACGACGGCGACCGAATCACGGTCATCGACGGACCACTAAAAAGCATGGAAGGTCAGATCGTTCGCGTGGATCGGCGAAAAAGCCGGGCGCGGGTGCGGATGACGTTGTTCGGGGAACCGAAGGAAATTGATTTTAGCATCGAAATGATTGAACAGGCACCGGAATGAAGCGGCACCTTGTTACGGCAGGGCCGGGGATCACCGGGAACACATGTGATAGCCAACCAGCGCCGAGCAAGGCGACCGGGTGGCGAAGCATGCCCGCCGGAGGTGACGCATGAGTATTCTAAAAGATTTTGCCAAGAAAACTGATAACGCCGCCCTCCAGGAGACGAAAGCCGCTCGGCAGCTCATGGAGGTGTATTTGTATCGGGACGAATCGCCCGAGCGCCTGGAGCTGCGCAAGCAGTTTCGGGACGGCAAGCCGCTGACCGGGAAGCAAGGTTTGCGGCGGAAGCTCGGAGCGCTCGACCTGGAGTATTTCGGCAAAGCGTATTTCGGTCACTACTTTAACCGGGAAACGCCAGAGTTTCACCGCGAGCTGGACGAACTTTGGACCAAGGGTGTCCTGAAGGGCGTCGTTCCGATGGATGCCGAAGCGGCCAAGAAGATCAACCAGCAGCCGGGCAGCAAGCAAGCCATTGCCGCGCCACGTGGTCACGCCAAGTCAACGAACGTCACGTTCAAGGATGCCGCCCACGCGACGCTCTACGAGTACAAGCGGTATGTGTTGATGCTCTCCGACAGCTCCGATCAGGCAGAGGGCTTCCTGGAACTGATCCGGGATGAATTCGAAGAGAACGCCGCGATCCGCGAGGACTTCGGCGAGCTGAAGGGCAAGGTTTGGCGGAACGATGTCATCCTGACCAGCACCGGGATCAAGATCGAGGCCATCGGCAGCGGCAAGAAGGTTCGGGGCCGGAAACATAAAAATTGGCGTCCCGACCTGATCCTGCTCGATGACATCGAGAACGACGAGAACGTCCTGACGCCGCAGCAGCGCAAGAAGCTGTCAAGCTGGTTCTTCAAGGCGGTGTCCAAGTCCGGCGACACATACACGGACATTTTCTATATCGGGACGATCCTCCACTATGACAGCTTGCTGGCGAACATCCTGCGCAATCCGGGCTATCAGACGCGCAAATATAAAGCGGTCCTCTCCTTCAGCTCGCGCAAAGACCTGTGGGACGAGTGGGAGTTGATCCTGACCGACCTGGACAACGAGAGCCGGGAGCAAGACGCCCTCGCCTTCTTCCAGGATCGGCGCGAGGATATGCTGGCCGGAACTCGGGTGCTGTGGGAAGCCAAGCTCTCCTATTACGATTTAATGGTCATGAAAGTGGTCGAGGGCGAAGCAAGCTTTAACAGTGAAGAACAGAACGAACCGATCAACCCGGAGGATTGCCTGTTCAATGAAGAATGGCTCGATTTCTACAACCCGCTGGCCCTGGACTACACCGTCGGATTCGAGTTTTTCGGCTTCGTCGATCCATCACTTGGCAAGACGAAAAAAAGCGACTTCTCAACCATCCTGACGATTGCCAAGCATATGCGCACCGGTTACTTGTACGTGCTGGACGCCGACATTGAGCGGCGACACCCCGACGCGATCATAACCGATGTCATGGAGAAAGAGCGCTGGCTGCGCATGAGCTATGGCCGGGGCTATACGAAACTGGGCTGCGAGACGAACCAATTCCAATGGTTCCTCAAGGAAAAAATCGCTGAGAAATCGGCAGAGCTGGGGCTGTATCTCCCTATCGTGGAAGTGAATCAGCACACCGATAAAACGATGCGCATTCAGACGCTCCAGCCGGATGTGAAGAATAAATATATCAAATTTGATTCACGTCACAAGCGGCTGCTAGAGCAGCTTAAACAATTTCCAATGGGCGCACATGACGACGGACCAGACGCCCTTGAGGCTTGTCGGACGATTGCGAAAAGCACGGGCGTTCTGGACAACAAGCTGCTTGGCGTGTTTAGGAGGTTGAGAATATGGGGTTAGGCACATGGTGGCGGCGAGCTACTGGCGAAATCTCCAAGCTGCGCCGCCGGGTTGGCGCAATGGTCGGCCTGGGCTTCTCCAGCTACAAGCTGGACAGCCGCCGGGTTGATTATGCCCTGACCCGCAGCCTATACGACAACGACGCAGAGTCGTACAAACTAGGCGCTGGCTTCTGCCGCCCGATCATTAATGTAAAAGCCGGTTTTATGAGCGTCCCTTCCTTCCGCTCGGAGGATGACGCGGCGAAGGAAGTCGTCAATGCCTTCTTTGCCGGTCAAACCTCCAAGATGAATCGGACGCATAAGAAGGCGCTGCTGGAAGGTGATTGCTTCGTCTGGATCAGGCGGGAAACGACGGACGCCGCGCTGTACCCCGAAACAGGATCGCGCCTGGTGTATACGATCATCCCGAACGAGGAAGTTGATTCCATTAATCGCAATCCGATGACGGGCCGGGTCGAAGAATATGTCCTGGTATCGAACATGGAATGGACGGACGAAACCGGAAGCCGCCGGAATACGAAGGTCACGCAATGGATCAGCGCCGAGCGGCGCAAGATTCGCCTGGAGGGCGATCCGATCCCTGGGTTCCCGGCAGAGCATGAAGAACCGAACTTGCTGGGCTTCATTCCGATTGAGCATTTCGCCAACGAAATGGACGAAACACGCCTGTTCGGGCAAAGCGAGCTGGAAGCCATCGAGCCGTTCTTGAAGGCTTATCACGATGTCATGCTGCATGCGCTGCAAGGCAGCAAGATGCACTCCACCCCGCGCCTGAAATTCAACCTCAAGGACGTGGCTGCATTCCTGCGCAATAACTTCGGGATCGAGGACCCGGCCAAGTACGCCCAGGAGGGGCGCACCATTACCCTGGACGGCAAGGAATTTCTGATCATGACCGACGGCGAGGACGCGAGCTTCATTGAGGTAAAAAGCTCCACCGGTGACGCGGCCAGCCTGCTGAAGCTGATTTTCTATTGCATTGTGGCCGTGTCGGAGACGCCGGAGTTTGTGTTGGGTGTACACACGCCCAGTAGCTTGTCCAGCGTCCAGGAGCAAATGCCGGTATTCGTCCGCAACATCAGCCGCAAGCGAGCCGACTTCGCAAGCAACTGGCAGCATCTTGCCCGCATGGTGCTGGCGATGGTTAAAGCGGACACCGGACAGGAATTCGAAACGTTCGAAACCTCGCTGGAATGGGAAGAGATCGACCCACGCGACGAGAAGGAGCTGGCCGACACAATCAACGCCCTGACGCAAGGGCTGAACACGGCCATTCAAGGCCGGTTCTTGAGCGCCGATTCTGCCGCCGAATTCCTGCGGACCTACATCCCGACCATGCGGGAGTATGATTCCGACGATCCAGACGCCGACACCGAGCGGCAGCGGATCCTTATGAACCAGGTGGAGCGCGAGCGCCTAGCTGACGGCGCGCTGGGCCTTGGGGAGATCGACGCGATCAAAAAAGAGCTGAAGAAAGGCGGTGCCGCATGAAATACCATCTGATGCAGCCGGTCATGATTGTGTCCGACACGTTGGGTTACGCCCTGCCCGTCGGTTCGCTTGCCTATGTGACCATGATCGAACCGCGCGGCTTTTTCGGGACGCCCTACTTCATCCGGGTGCCATCTGAGCAAAAGGAATACTGGTCGCCGGAATGCGACCTGGAGCCTGCCGCTGACTGGATCGCCAAGAAAAGCGACGCCCTGATGGACTTCGCCCTGGCGACCGGCAACAAGGCGCTGTTTGAGGCGCAGGCCCGACAAGGGGCGAAACGGGAATGAAGCCCGACGAGATCAATCAGATCAAACGGATCACCGGCGAATATGCACCCGAGGCGCTCAAGGCCCGGCAAGCCTGGCTAGAGCTGCGGCTGCGGCAAGACCCGGAAGTTCGCAAGCTGTTCACCCGGCTGGCTGACGAGATCGCCGACACGCTCCGGCCCGGAGGTTCCGGCCCGGCGGAGGAATGGCTGCTTGATGCCATTGAAGGCCAGCTCCGATTCCTGGTTAACGAGCTGCGGGACAATCTGACCGAGACGCTGCACGGCCATATCACGGCGGCGGTGGAAATCGGCAGCCGGTATAACCGAGCCGTAACCATTGATTTGATAACGCAAAAGGTTTCCATTCCCCGCGTCACCAAAAGCGGGATTGAAAGAATGTTTGTCAGGGTCAATGAAGAAGCGGTCCGCGCTCATATCGAACGAACCAGCTACGGCCTGAAGCTGTCGGATCGCATCTGGAACACATCCAACGGCGCTGGGGAGGTGATTCGCAACATCATCCAGGACGGTATCGCCAGCGGACGTGATGCCATCGAAACGGCCCGGGCTCTGGAAGGGTACGTTCGCAGCGATGCGAATGTCATGTCCAAGTATTACGAGGGCATGCAGGAGCGCATGAAAGGCCGGGTGCCAGACGATTTGAGTTACCAGGCGCTGCGGACAGCTCGGACCGAAACGACCGCCGCCCTGGGGCAAGGCAACATCGCCTCGGCTCGGGCGTCGCCGAGCTGCACCGGCATTAAATTTTGCTTGTCGGCAGCGCACCGGGTGAGGGATGTCTGCGACGAGCTGGCGCGGCATGATGTCGGACTGGGTCCGGGCGTGTACCCGCTGGATGATCCCCCGCCCTACCCGGCCCATCCGAACACGCTGTCCTATCTCGTTGAGGTGCATCAGCCGGTGGATGATTTCGTACGGCAGCTCCGGTCCTGGATCGACAATCCGGCCAGTCAGCCGGACCTAAATAACTGGTACGCCACCGAATACCTGGGGACGGCCTAGAGTGCCGTCTGTAGGCGTTGGAAGATTTGCCCGCTCGAATCTATGCTGGGCGGCTTACACCCCCGTTATAACGCGTTATAACGGTGTTTCCGGGCCTGTTGGACGGGTCCACCCTGATAAGGAGGTGGAAAAGAGATGGCAAAGGCGAAAAACAAGCTCATTTTGCTCCCGGCGTCCCTTACCGGCGAAATGCAGCCGCAAGACATTCCGCTGGCCCCCGGCGTTGACCTTGACGCGATCAAATCCGGCGACGAGGACCCGTTGGAAGTTGTCGTCGAAGTTCCTGCGGGCAAATCGACCCGAGGCTGGAACTACAAGCCCGAAAGCTTGCAGGCGATTGTCGAACACGTCAACCGGGACACCCTTTCCGGTTTTCTCGGACACCAAAAGGCCGAAGAGGTCGCCAACACGTTCGAAGCGCCCGTCACCCACTGGGTCGGGGCGCGCATGGAAGGGACAAAGGCTTACTTCCGGGGCGTGGTGGATGCAGCGGCAAAGGACCTCAAACGATGGATTCGCGCCGGAAGAATCAAACAGGTTAGCATTTTTGGAATGCCCAAGCTTCAAACGGTCTCCGGGGAAACCCAGGTGATCGACTACAAACCGCTGTCCATCGACTGGACGCCGCTCGACCGCTCCGGCATGCCGACGCGGATCGTGGCTCTGGGAGAAATGGATGACATCGAAGGAGGAAACGACGCCATGGACTGGAAAGAACTGCTCGCGCAGATCAAGGCCAAGCTGGCCGCTGGCGAGGCGACCTTGCAAGAAATCATCGCCGCATTGGACGCGGACACCGCCGCCAAGCTGGAGCTGCTCGCCAAGGTGAAGCAAGTGCTTGGCGTGACCGAGGACGGACAACTGCTGGCAAGCGTGGAGCAAGCCGGAAAGGCGCTCAAGGAAAGCCAGCAAGCCGCGCTCGGTCAAGAAGTGAAAGACGAGGTCCGGGAAAAAGTGTCCGGTGAAATGGCGCAAACCCTGATTGCGAAGATGATTACACCGAAGCAAGGCCAAACGAAAGAAACGATTGTCGGCGAGATCGACGGCCTGCTGGCTGATGAATCCATCAAGGCTATGATCAGCCAAATGAAAGTCGGGACGCCGTCATTTATCGGCGGATCCGCCAAGGATAACCGCCAGCAGCCTGGCAGCGCGTCCGTGCAAACGGATAGCGTGCCGATCTAAGGAGGGAAAACGCGATGGATACGAGATACCAAGGCAATCCGGTGCCAGTGACCGTCCATGGGCTGGCGCGCGCAAAGGTCGGCGACGGCAAGTCCATTACGGTGACGGTGCCGCAGAATACGACCGTCAATGCCGGAGAATGGGCTTTGCTGGACGGCTTCTTCGGCCTGGCGATGCAAAGCGCCGTCACCGGCGCAGGCGAAACGAAAGACATTGTGCTGACGATTGAGCAAGCCGAGTACGAAACGGATCAGATCAGCACCAGTCAGGCGTTCGCTAAGGGAACGGCGATCTACTGGAACGCTACGACCAAGAAATTCACGGAAACCGCCGAAGGGAACCGCCCTGTCGGACGTGTTTCCAGCGGTAAAGATGCCAACAACGTCATTTGGTTCCTGCTCGGCCCGCAAGCCAAGTCGCAGCCGGAACAAGGGGGTTAATGAACTATGTTTAAGGTCATATCGTTTGAAGGTGAAAAGGCGAAACGTCGGCAGGGAACCATCGAAAGCCGGGTGCCTTTCGTTCTGGACGGCCAACGCTTCGAGTCGATCAAGAAGATCGTCAACGGGGAAATGTCGATCCCTCGCTGGACCAAGCCGCTGGGCGAAATGCTGTCGCTGGGCAGCACCGAAAGCTTCAAGGAGCTACTGGGCAAAGTGACGCTTGATGTGGAACTGGGGCGCGAGAAGGTACCTTTGCTGTACAAGGAAATCTATGAACTGATTTCAGATACGAACTTGCCGGAGTTGCTGGACGCAAAATGGGCGATGTCCGGCGCGGTTATCTTCGCCGAACACCTGGAAGGCCAGGAAGTCAAGTTCGGGAGCTTGCGCGCGGAACAAGGTCCGACCGCTCGGATCGTGACGTATAGCGCAGCCTTCGAATACACCAAGCAAATGGTTGATTTCAACCGGACGTTTGAAATTGACATTCTGAACCGGGGAATGGGCGAAGGCTACAACGCCCTGCTGAATCATATCCACCTTTCCCCTATCGTCTCGTACACGTACAAACCGGCGAACAAAACGGCGTACCAGGGAAAAGAAGGCGAAGAGCGCTGGGTGTCCATCTGGCGAACGCTTGACGCGGCCCGCAGCGCAGCAGGAACCGCGAAGCGCCAAGGCAGCATCCTACTTGCCAATAGCGCGGATCAGACAGCGATTGAAACGGCGCTGAAGGGCTTCACCTACAACGGGACAACCTACGCCGCGATCAGCGGCATCACGACAGTCATTTACTATGATGGCTATTCCGTCACCGTCGGCAAGAAGGAACATACCTATGCGGGCGTTGCGCCTGGCAAGGCGTACCTGATTCGCGGCAAGCGCGGATTCAAGGAGCTGCTGAAACGGGATTTGCAGATCGAAACGACGCAAGGTGATTTGTCCCGCCTGGTGCAAGCGCAGATGATCGGTTACGCCTATCGCGGCGCGTTCGCCGCCGTCGAGGAAAACGTTCAGGAGATCGCGCTGCAATAACGTTATTATCAAAATAATTGACAAAGGAGCCGGGTTCGCTCGGCTCTCTTTGGCGTGGGAGGGTTGCACATGACGTCGACGGCAGACATACGCGAAGAGCTGCGGGAGCTGCTCGACGAGGAAATCCCCGAGGGAGGAACCGATCAGGACACCGCCTTCACCGACGCCCGGCTGGACCGGCTGATCCAGTCGGCGTCAAACTTGTACGCCGCAGCCGCCGAGGGATGGCGGCGCAAGGCGGCACGGATTCAAAAGCGGCTGGGTGATATCGCATCCTATCAGACGGGTGCGGAGCAATACGAACGGGTTGATCTATCCAAGGCGCTGGCCGCAGCGCTCAAAATGGCCGAGACATTCGACAGCATGGTGCAAGCTCCCCCGTCCAACGCGGCAGGCTCGTTCCTGCTGAATGTGAAGCGACCAGGGGTGCTATGATGATCGACGCAGCAGTAAGAAAGGCACATATCGGATGGAATATCCGCCAGAACCCGACGGACATCACCATTCGCGTGACGCAGCGCGTGAAGGCGAGCGGTGGATTTGAGGAAGTCAAGTCGCAGATCGGGCCACTGACAGTCCGGGTATTTGTCGGATCGCGCCCGCTGAAGGCGGAAACCGTCTCCGAACGGGCAGGCCGGAAGGAAGTCAGCGAGAGCTATTCCCTGCTGGCCGACTATATGGTCAACCTCCCCAGCAGCGGGCCGGATGTCACCCAGGAATTCGATTCCTACCCGCACGGGAAATTTCGGATCACATCCGTTCACCCGCAGATCGTGCAAAACGAAGTGTGCGGGTACGTTGCCGAGCTGGAGAGGGTGAAGTGATATGGTGATCCTGGATGATGTGCGAGCCAAGATTGAACGCCGCAAAGTGGCGACGCTGCTTGTCGCCAAGCACATCGGCAAGATCATGGAAGGTGAAGCTCGGCAGAGAGCTTCCTGGGAAGATCGCACCGGTCACACTCGGCAAGGCATCCAAGGCGGCGCGGATGTCCGCCAGTCCGGAAAAAACGACCGAATGGCCGTCGTATACCTGGCGCACACGATGCGATCCGGCGGCTATCTTGAAACCGGAACCGGCTTGTACGGGCCAAAGCGCCGGGAGATTAGACCGAAGCACAAAAAGGCGCTCCGCTTCCCGGTCGGTGGCGGTCAATATGTGGTTGCTAGGTCCGTCAAAGGGATGAAGCCAAGGCCAATCATCAAGCCGACGGTGCAGCGCCATATCGGGACGCTGCGCAAGGCGGTGCGTGATGTCTGGAGGGATACGTGATGCGCGGACTGATCCGTCAGCAGCTCATTGACCATATCCCTGAAATCGACGGGCGCGTTTTCGAGACGGATGCAGCGGCAGCGGACGAAGAAAAGCCCTACCTGGTCATGACTAAAGGTTCCGAGTCCGATGAAAACGACTGGGCGGGAAACAGTACACTGATCGAAGTATGGCCGTATGTGGCACACACACAATTCAAGCATGTGGACGCCCTTGTCTCGGCCACGATTGACGCGCTCGATCACCGGCTGCTTACGGATAGCGTTACTGGCGAGGCGGTTTTGTGCCGGTTTACTGGCAGCACCAGCGCGGACATGCTGGACGAGAAATTCGACGCGATCACGCGAGGCATTCAGTTTGAAGTGTTCTCGCTTGGCTGGCTGCTGCATGAACCGGTGGAGCCAGATCCCGTATCGGCTTTATCGGTCTGGACGGCAGAGCGGTTCCCGAACATGCAGACGGACCCGCGATGCTGGAATCCATCGGACGAAACGCCCGCCCTGTACTGGCGGATCGCTGCGATCCGCAGCGTACAAACGATGCCCTGGGGCGCGTGGATCGACGCGACCGTTCGCGGCCATATGCTCGTTCCGCGTGTGCCGTTGCGCAATACCTGGCTGGACCGAACCGTTCGGCAGCTCGCCTTCGATGGCCACGTCACCATGCTGGACCAATCGCGCATGATCATTCAGCGCGTGTCCGCTGATAGCACGCTGGACCCTTTTCGGACGGGGCAAATTGCCCTGGACGTGCGCTTTGGCATCTTGCGGACCAGCGCAGCAGCGCAGCCGCTGAACCAGATCACACTTAACGGAGGTGCCTAGATATGGCGGGAGCCAAAGAAACTAAATCACAAAAAGCGAAGCCTGAAGCCGCCTACAGCAAGCGCGAGATTATGGCCGCAGCCGCCGGGTTTAACGTCTCCCCCGACGTGCTGGCCGGAGCGCTGCGCCGGGTGGAGAAAGACACGCTGACCCGCGCCGAAGCGGAGAAGGCGATTCAGGACTTTAAGAAAAGGCAGGTGTAACCAATGCCAGGCGAAACATTTATTTTGGGCGAACAGAAAATTAGACCAGATGTCTACGTCCGCTGGCACAATGCGGGCGGCGCGCGCGTCGTCACGGGAACGGTCGGCGTGTCCGCAGCCGCCGTCAAAGCGAACTGGGGACCGCTCGGCGCGGTCACCACGGTGGAAACGCCGGGAGAGCTATCCGGCAAGCTCGGCAGCGGCGCCGGGCCGGAATGCGTCCGGGAAATCTTCTCCGGCGGTGCCAGCACGGTGCTGGCCGTGCGCGTCGGAACCGGCGGCACCCCGGCACAATTGGAGCTGGACGATACCGCCACAACGGCGGTCAAGGTAGTACGACTGGTAACGAAATACCCGACGACGCGGGCGTTTACCGTGACGATCCGGGATTCGCTGGAGGACGCTTCCTTGCGCGAGTTGCTGCTGCACGAAAGCACTCGCCAGCTTGAGCGACTGACGTTTGCGAAAGGCTCGGACGAGCCGGATCAGCTCGTCGCTGCGGTCAACGCCAGCAGCCAATACCTGACGGGCACGAAGCTGGCCGCAGGAAGCGGAGAGATTGACGCGCTGCTTGACGGCGCATTGACCGGCGGTGCCGATCCGGCTGTCACCGGCCAGGATTACGCCGACGCCTTCGAGCTGCTGGAGCGCAAATTCTTCGACACGGTCACGGCCGATTCCGAGGACGTAGGCGTTCACGCCTCCCTCCAGTCGTTCGTGGGCCGCATGTTGTCCGAGGGCGGCGGGCGGATCATCGGCGTGGTCGGCGAATCGACCAGCGTCCCGTTCGCCACGCGCAAGACCAACGCCAAGGCGTTCAACGACTTCGCTATCGTCTATGTCGGAAACGGCTTCGATACCGCCAGCGGCCCGATTAAAGGCGCGAAGGCTGCGGCCCGCGTGGCCGGGGTCATTGCCTCCGGCGCCTACAACGCCAGCATGACTCACGTCCCGATGACCGGTTCGATTGGCATCGTGGGTGAGCTGACAAACGCGCAATACAAAGAGGCAATCCGGTCTGGCATGCTGACCTTTTCGCTCAACCCCGATGGCCTCGCGCAGATCGACTATGGGATTAATACCAAAGTCACGCTGCTGGCCGACGAGGACGAAGGTTGGAAAAAAATCCGCCGGACGCGAACCCGGTACGAACTGATCGACCGGATTGTCCTGACGCTCCACCCGTACCTCGGCAAATGGAACAACAATGCAGATGGCCGCGCCTTCGTCATCACGATTGCGAACGGGATCATTCAAATGATGATCCGCGAGGGTGGACTGGAAGGCGGTCAATTGATCGTGGACCCGGACAAACCGCCGCAAGGCGATTCGGCATGGTTCCGGTTCACGGACCTGGTGGACCTGGACAGCATCGAAAAGCTGTACATGGATTTCGGGTTCCAATTCACGCCGCAAACGGCATAAGGAGGCTTAAACAGCGATGGCAACAGATGCAAGGTATATTTTCCGGGATTGCGTCTCGGATGGCTCCATCGACGTGGCGAACATCCAGGTCGGGGAGATCGTGCAGCGCGCATGGTCCTTCCGGGTGAACAGCCCGCCGGACATCCAACAAATGCTCGATTACGGCGTCCTGGACTTCCGCAATATTTCGCGGGGCTACTCGGGCGAGCTGTACGACGGCGACGGTACGTTCCTAGCTGAAGTCAACACCTGGCAAGCGCAGATCAGCGTCACCAACTCGGACTATCAGCCTGCCGGGCAAAAACAAACCTGGGGGATCATGCAGAGCTACAGTATGACACTCACGTTTACGGAAACCGTCATCCGGGATTCGATCCTGCTGAAGAAGCTGACCGACAGCCTGCGCTCCCAGGCACCGGACGCGGTGTTCAACTTCACCGGTGTTATTCGCGCCGCAAGGTAACAAACTGCGCCTGGGGAATCCGTGGGCGCTTCCCCAAACCCATAAACAGGAGGCATATTGCCATGAGTGAAAACAACGAATACAACCGTACAACGCCGGAGGAACTGCTGGACAATGAACCAGACATCCTGCGCGGCCTGCTCGATGCAGCGGCCAGCACGGAAGAAGAACGCAAGGTCATTGAAATTGCCCGCAAAGGCAAAGTGTTCTTCCGTTTCAGCATTCGACCGCTGTCCGAGGCGGAATACAACGCTTGCCGCGACAAGGCCACCAAGTACAAGAAAAATCGCCGCCTAGGCGGCATCAAGATGCCGGATGACACGGACGCCGCTCGTTACCGCTCATTCCTGATTTACGAAGCTACAGTTCCCGAAGATCAAAAAAAAGTCTGGAACAACAAAGCGGCATGGGAGCAGCTCAATGTCATCAGTGGTGTGCAGCTCATTGACAAGGTACTGCTGCCCGGAGAAAAAGAAGCGGTGATCGAGCAGATCGACCGCCTGTCCGGGTATGATCTTGACGATGAAAGCGAAGAGGCCGAAGAAGTCGTAAAAAACTGATTCAGGCAGGGGGAAAAGCAACCCTCCTGCACCATATCTTTCAGCGCCAAGGGATTCTCCCTAGCAAAATATTAAAGCTGTCCGAAGGCGAGCGGCTTTTTTGTCTTGTCTCCACAAAAATAGCGCTGGAAGCGGAGGCCGAAGAACGCAAGCAAGCTGCATTCTTGACAAAGCAAGGCAAAAAGGGGTGATCGCTGGTGGCTGAAGAAGTTTACCGCATTGAAATACCGGTAACGGTCGAGGATCATTCTGAACCGGGTCTATCCAATGCGGAGAAGAAAGTCAGTCGCTTTGATGAAACGGTGGAGAAAACGAGGAAGCGACTTGACGGCATGAATCGCAGCCGGTGGCAGCTTGCGATCCATGCGGTGGACCGGGCATCCAATGTAATTCGACAAGTCGGAAGCTATGCCCGGCGCATGGGAAGCGGAACCTACCGCATTACGGTGCGGGTGCTTGACCTTGCAACGCGCCCCTTGCGGGCAATTGTCCGGGGGATGACCTCAACACTCGGCCTGCTCGGCCTTGGCGCGGGCGGGATCGGCGGGATCATCATACCGGTTAGCCTGGGCGACGACTTCACCCAGGCGCAGATTGGTTTTGAAACCATGCTCAATAGCGTGGACAAAGCACAAAAGCTAATGGCGGAAGTTCAACGATTTGCCAAGGATACGCCGTTCGGCCAGAAAGAAGTCATCGAACAGGCGAAGGCTTTGCTTGTCCGGGGGTTCGGTGCTGAAGAAATCATCCCCATGCTGACCCGGATCGGTGATGTCGCGGCGGCGATGGGCGGCGGATCGGACACAATCGAACGGATCGTCTATGCGCTAGGGCAAATGCGCGCCCTGGGCCGTGTCAGCGCCGAGGATATGAACCAGCTCACGGATGCAGGTGTCCAGGCGTGGAAATCCATCGCTGAAAGTATGGGGAAGTCCGTTGCCGAAGTGCGGAAATTGTCCGAGCAAGGGCTGCTCCCTGCCGATCAGGCAATTCAGCACATCCTCAAGGGGATGGGCGAATTTGACGGCATGATGAGCAAGACGGCCAATTTGACCGCGCGCGGGCTGACCGGTCAAATTCAGGATGCGTTCAGCATCCAGATTTTAATGCGCTGGGGAAAGGGCTTGCAAAGCGCTGTTATCCCTCGGCTGCAAAAAGTCAATGAGTGGCTGGAGAATAACGACGACAAGCTGGCGCGCTGGGGCGCTACGTTGGAGAAAACCGCCAAGGAAGGCGCGAACTGGGTTTTGCGGCGCTTGGAGAATGCCTTTGAGTACATCCAGCAGCGATATTTGGATAACCCGGAATTCAACCGGCTGGATTTCGCCGGTAAAATCCGGTTCATCTTCACCGACCTGAATAATTTGTTCATGAAATGGTGGCAAGGCACCGGCCAGGCTCAAGTCGAAAAGATTTCCGGGAAAATTGGCGCTGCGATTGGCGGGGGGCTCGGCGGATTCATTATGAGCGCCCTCGGCGCTGCCGATCCCGACGCCAATCTGAATGAATCGCCATTTATTCAAGCGGGCGCGACAGCGGGACGTTCGTTCCTCGAAGCCTTCCTCGAAGCATTTGACGCGGGGAAGATCGCCGCCAAAGCTAAGGATGCATTTTTGAATTTGCAACCGACATGGCTTGGTGGCGAAACAAGCAGCCTGATGGGGCAGGCGTTAGCGTTGGCTATGGACGCCTGGTTGATTGGAAAAGTTATAAAAATACTGAAAGGACCGTTCAAAGCTGGTCGGACAGTTAACAAGTGGCTCAAAGGCGGTTCAGCAGCCGCAGCAGCCACTCGGACAACGGCCACCGCCGCCGAGACGGCTACGCGCTCACCTTGGAATAAGCGCTGGTTCAGCGGCTCTAAGGGCGGGGCGGCGACAACCGCCGAGACAGCAGCGGGCGCTCCGTGGTATCAGCGTTGGTTCGGCGGCTCCAAGGGTGCCACCTCAGCCCCAACGACCGCAGGACCGGCGGCACACCTTCCCGGCAATTATCGCCCGGCGGGCAAAAAGTTCTGGGACAACATCCCGCTGGATCGGACGTATAGCCGCGACGAAGTGGTTCTCATGAAAAACAGCGGCCATCTTCAGCGTTTCAACGAGTTGGAAAAAGCGTTCGGCGGACCGACTTCCGCACCGAAAACAAGCTGGTGGAAAAGCCTGTTCAAAGGCGGCGGCAAGGGGCTTGGCCTCTTGTCCCAAACAGCGGGGAAGCTGGCGCTTCCGCTATCCATCGGCTTAGACGTGGCGAATATCGCGACTGCCTCCCCGGGGGCCGAACGGAACCGCGCCATCGGCGGAGCAGTCGGCGGGTGGGGTGGATTTGCAGCCGGAGCGGCTGGTGGCGCGGCAATTGGCTCGGTCGTTCCTGGAATTGGAACAGCAGTCGGCGGCCTGATCGGTGGTATTCTAGGCGGTCTGGGCGGCGGTGCAATCGGTGACTGGATCGGTTCCAAAGGCGAAGACATTTCCCAGTGGTTCAAATCGACCTTGTGGCCGTCGCTGAAAGACGGCGCAAATGCGACCTGGACTTGGATTTCCGATACCGGGCCGAAAGCCATTGCTAAAGGCGTGGGCTTTGCGGTTGGGTACATCGGCGAAACCTTGTTCAACGGCGAATGGTGGAATGAAAAATGGAGCGCGGTCGAAGCCTGGTCCGCCGCCTCCTGGGAGAACACGAAAGAAACCTGGAACAATGCCGTTGCAGCCATCGAATCCACGATCTTCAACGGTGAATGGTGGGCCGAGAAGTGGCAAGGGGTGCAGGACTGGGCGGCAAGCACCTGGGAGAGTACGAAAGACATCTGGAACAGCACGCGTGACGCCATCAACGACACGCTGTTCGATGGTGAATGGTGGCAATCCCAATGGGACAACGTCAAAAGCAGGGCAAGTAGCGCCTGGGAAAGCATTAAAGGCGGCTGGGGCAAGTTTTGGGATAAAGTCGGCGGTGCGTTCCAGGAAGGCAAGGAAGCCGGTCAGGAAGCGGCATCCGGTGCCAGGGCATACGCTCGAGGTGGCTTTGTCACCACTCCCCATATTGGCCTTGTTGGCGAGGCAGGCCCGGAAGCGATCATTCCCCTTTCGGCTGGCAAACGGGATCGGGGGCTTGAGCTTTGGGAGCGCGCCGGGCGCATGCTAGGCGTTCGCCCATACGCCTTTGGCGGCATCGTCGGGGCCATAAGCGCGCCTGAAACCCGCGCGTTCAAGGAGGGCAAGGAAGCCGGTCAGCAAGTGGCATCCGGTGCCAGGGCATACGCCCGAGGTGGCTTTGTCCCCCCCCCCCATATCGGCCTTGTTGGCGAGGCAGGCCCGGAAGCGATCATTCCCCTTTCGGCTGGCAAACGGGATCGGGGGCTTGAGCTTTGGGAACGCGTCGGAAGCATGCTGGGCGTTCGCCCTTACGCCTTCGGCGGCATCGTCGGGGCCATAAGCGCACCTGAAACCCGCGCGTTCCAGGAAGGCAAGGAAGCCGGTCAGGAAGCGGCATCCGGTGCCAGGGCATACGCCCGAGGTGGCTTTGTCACCACTCCCCATATCGGCCTTGTTGGTGAGGCAGGCCCGGAAGCGATCATTCCCCTTTCGGCTGGCAAACGGGATCGGGGGCTTGAGCTTTGGGAGCGCGCCGGGCGCATGCTGGGCGTTCGCCCTTACGCCTTTGGCGGCATCGTCGGGGCCATAAGCGCGCCTGAAGCGCCTATGTTTTCACCGGTCGCCCCAATGGCCCCGGCTGGAACTGGGGCGGGACTGACCATCAAACTGGGCGGCATTCATTTCTCCATTACTGTAGAAAGTGGCGACGGCCAAAGCGTTCTCGAAGCAATCCGTAAGCATGGCGACGAGATCGCCGATGAGATCGCCGAGAAGATCGGCGTGCGGCTTGATGAATCGACGAACAACAGTGTATAGGTGGGGTGAAGCATGGACTTCTATTTGACAGATGAAACCGGCAAACGACTGCATTTCCCGATGAACCCGGAACGCATAACCGCCGTCACGACCACCCGCATTCAGACGTTCGAAGCCATCGAGCTGGGTGAGTATGCTTTGCCGCGAGGTACGCTGCTGGTGCGTATGAACTTTGACGGTCTGCTGCCAGGAGCGACGCGCAAGCATACCTCGCTGGTCAAGTCGTGGCGCGATCCTCGGGCCATTGCCGGGGAACTGTCCGGCTGGCGAAACGCAGGCGCAAAACTGCGGCTCCTGGTGACAGAAACCCCATTCAACCATGATGTATTCATGCATACGTTTGAACACACCTGGTCGGGCGGTCATGGGGATATGCGCTATTCGCTGGAGCTGGTGCAGGCAAGGGACATCCTGATCCACCCTGAAGGACAGGCTAAATCCAAAGCCGAAGCGAAAGTTCTTTCGGCTTCCCGTTCCTTGCCCGCATCAGCCAAGACGCATACCGTTGTCAGCGGCGACACGCTGTGGGGAATCGCAAAGAAACGTCTCTACAACGGCGCGCGGTATATGGAAATCTATAATCTGAACAAGGCGCTAATCGGGCCTGATCCGAACAAGATCAAACCTGATCAAGTGTTGCGCCTGCCTGGTTAGGGTGGTTCTGCATGATCAATATTGCGCAAGTCAAGTACGACACTGCCGTTCTTCTGCCCCAGGGAGAACGGCTTTCCTTACCCAATGTCGCCAATAGTTTGAGTTGGTCGGAGCAATCGGGCGAGCTGGCGGCAAGCTTGCAATTCCGCATCCTGAATCAAAGGTTGGGTGATGGCTGGCTGCACCAAAAGCTCCCCCTGGGAGCCAGGACGCTGCTGCGGGCCGACTGGGGCGAGGGCTGGCAAGAAATCCATCAGGGGATCGTCTTTGACTGGGAATATGAAAACGATTCTGTCGGTGTTCTCAACGTGAAGGCATACGACATCCTGATCTATCTCTTGCGCAGCAAGGATGACCGATATTACCCGAACGGCACGAAGGCCCGCGTCATTGTCGAGGACATCGCCAAAGCTTGGAACATTCCTATCGGGCAAAACGATTTGCCGGACATGGCGCTCTCGAAACAGGTGTTTCGCGGGGATACCCTCGGGGCAATGCTCGGGAAGGTGCTGGAGCAAGTCCAAAAGCGCGGCGGCGGCAAATACGTTATTCGCGCGAGTGGCGGAAAAATCAACGTCTTGCGCCAGGGGCAGAACGAAACAGTATACCGCTTTGAAGGGGAGATCGTTCGCCGGATGACGGATAAGCAGGACATAGAAGACCTCGTTACCCGTGTCAAAATAATTGGCAAAGAAGACAAGGCCTGGCGCGCTCCGGTTGTCGCCACGCTTGACGGCAAGACGGAATTCGGCATCCTGCAAGACGTGATCTATAACGAGCAATACGATACGGCGGCAGCAGCAAAAGCGGCTGCGCAAGAGATTCTAAACGAGCGCGGCGCTCCGCGAAAACGGCGGACAATCGCCGCTCCTGACCTTCCATTCCTGCGGCGAGGGGATAAAATCTTCGCATCGGTCGGGACGATTGAAGGTCATTTTGCTGTCGTGGGCATCCAGCATGATGCGGATACGCACAGCATGACAATGGAGGTGGAAACGATATGAGCGGAAAAGGAGTGAATCGACTCGCACAAGCGATTGACAATCGGACGGGGAAGCGGACAGCCTCCGCCCCGGCGATGGACTTGGGCACCATCACGGACGACGGCCTGAAGCTGGATCAGTTCGGGCCGGTCATTCCGCGCAGCGGCTACCTGGTGGCGGAATGGGTAGTGGACGCGCAGTTCCCGACCGAATCTCGAATCTATCGGACGGCTTCGCCCGTCGGATCGGCTGGCGAGGATGTGCCGGGGACAGCCTATTCACCGGTGGCTCGTCTGGACTTTGCTGGAGGCGGTGACGGCGGGCATGTCCCTTTCGTGGAGCTGCGCTTCTCCCCTGCTCTTCAGCCGGGGGATCGCGTCCTGGTATTATGGGTGCGGGACGATCCTATCGTAATCAGCAAGGTGGTGCCTGCGGATGCCTGATCTATTCCCTACCTTCGACGTTCCGGCCTTGGTGAACGCCGCCGCCGACAATCAAGTCCAATACCCGCAAAGCTGGCTTTATGACTTTGAAAATAAGCGCGTTGTCATGGACGGATCGGGGCGGGCCGTCATGGTCGATGGACTGACAGCCTGGGCGCAATGGTGCATCAAAGCCGCCTCCACGCTGCGCTTTACTCATTTAGCCTATGGCCCGGATTTCGGGACGGAGCGTGAAGGGGCGTGGCGGCAGCCAACGCGAAAGGCTACGGAATCGGAACTGGAACGAACCATAACGGAAGCGCTAATCGTCGATCCGCGCACGGATACGGTTCGAGATTTTGCCTTTACCTGGTCGGGCGACGAGCTGCTGGTTTCGTTCACGGCCATTCCGGTGATCGGCGATCCTAAACGGTTGGAGGTGAAAATGAATGGATGACCTCCCCCCTTTCCTTAAAGATCAGCTCGAAGAAGTGATCCGGCAGCGGATGCTTGACCGGATGCCTGCTGATTTGGATAAAACGGAAGGTTCCATCCCCTGGGATGCCATCGCACCGGTTGCTATTGAATTGGTGCTTGCTTCGGAATGGGCTAAGGAAGTGCTGCGCCGCGCATTCGTACAGACGACATTCGGCGACTACCTGACCTACAAGGCGCAGGAGAACGGACTGGAGCGACGCCCAGCGGTGGCAGCTCGAACGTCCGGCGATGATGTGCTGTTCACTGGCGATCCGGGTTCCCCTGTTCCTGAAGGTTATCTCGTTAGTACCGAAAGCACGGATTCCACGCCAGCCAAGCTATATCGAACGCTGGCCGCTATGGTGCTGGACAATGCTGGCAAGGGGCGAGTGGCTGTAAAAGCGGTTGACGTTGGCCTTATCGGCAACGTGCCGATAGGAGCGGTTCGCCATTTAACCGAGCCGCTGCCCGGCATACGGTCTGTGACGAACCTCAATCCCCTACATGGCGGCGTGGACGAAGAAGAAGACGAAACGCTGCGCCAGCGTATCCTCGAAGAGAACCGGCGAGAAGAAGGCGACGGCAATATCTCGGACTATGTGGCCTGGGCCAAACAGGTATCGGGCGTTGGTAACGTCCTGGTCGAACCGCTTTGGCAAGGCGTCGGAACGGTCCGCATCATCATACTGGATTTGGATGGGCGACCGGCTCCGCAGCCGACCATTGACGCCGTTCAAGAGCATATCGACCCGCTAAGTCGCGGACGCGGCGAAGGGCTTGCCCCTGTCAGCGCCAAGGTCACGGTTCACGCGGCCACAACGACCTATATCGACGCCACGATTCCCGGACTGGTGCCAAAGCCGGGCTACACCTTGGAACAAGCCCGCGTCAATGCGGAGGCTGCGCTGAACGCCTATCTGTTCCAGGTCAATCCGGGCGGCGTCATCAAAATACAAGAAGCTGCGGCCAGCGTCATCTATACCCTCGGTATAGAGAACGTCGGCGACATCCTCCTGGAAGGCTCAAGGCAGGACATCCTCCTGGAAGTCAATGAGCTTGCCCAGCTTGGGAGTGTGACCTATACATGACGGCTAAAGATCGCATGCATTCGTATTTGCAGCCGGGGCAATATGACCGGGACAGGGTTATGCAGGCCGTTTATCAAACGCAAGGAGTGGAAATTGACGGGCTGATCCTTACGCTGGACGAGATTCTGGAGCAATACTTCATCGAGCGGGCGACCTGGGGGCTGCGGTACTACGAAGAACAGTTCGGGTTGCCGGTTAATGAAGATCTCGACCTCGAACTGCGCCGCAGGCTGATTATGGCGAAGAAGCGACGAGGCAGGAACAGCCTTCTTCGCATTCTCCAGACGGTCGAGCCTTCATTGAGCCTAGCCTGGGGGCGCTTGATTATCCCGTTCACCTTGGTTTCAGAGGAAGACAGCTACGACTTCGGGCCGCTGATCACCTTGCTGGAAAAGCACAAACCGGCACATGTCGGTTACTCCTTCCGCATCGATCCGGTGCTGCCGGAATCGGGGTACACAGTGTACGCCAATCACTATCGGCGTAATCGGATTAGGATGGAGTTGCTAGCCGGAACGGCTCACGCTGGCCGCTGGCCTTGGTGGTCAACCTCCGGCCTGATCTACCAGGAAGGAATCGCCGTCCAAAGCCGGTTGATCCAAGGGAAAGGATTATATGATCCTAGCGGGGTCCTTTATAGTGGGCCTATACGCGATCGCGAGAACATCGGCGTTTCGCAAGCGACGAAACCGACGATTATTTCCCATCCGGTCATCGGAGCTGCGGATTATTCCCGAGCTGGAACCTTCAAGGTCGGGGAACGCCCGAGCATTACAACCAGCGGCCAACGCCGGAATTTTGACATTTATTCTGATCACAGCGTCGCAACGGGCTACAGATCCCCCTTCCCTTGCGGCGTTTATCATTGCGGGGAAGAGGTGGCCTAAATGCTAAATCCGATCATTTTGCAAGAATTTGCCGACTATCTGGACAAGCGGATCGTGGCGGCGGACGTGGAGATCGACGGCGTGACCTACCCGGCCAGCATCCGCCGGTCCTTCCTGGAGGGAGCAACGGTGCGAAAACATATTTATTTGACAAATGAACCTTACGGGACCGTCACCCGTTCGCGTCTGCTGGGGGCGTCCGGCGAGATGATCTCCGAACGAACCGATGCTCAGCCGCATAGCGCGGACAAAGGCTTGCTACTCGAATTCAAGTTCGTTATTCAGGAGGTGTAAAACATGTCATTACGCGATGAAGTATATGAGCCGCTCGAATGGGAAGACAGGGTCATCGACCAGCAAACGGGTGATGTCCTGGTTCCCGGAACGCCGGTCAACGAAACCAATCTCAACCGAATGGAAAGCGGCATACTGACCTCGCATTACGATGTTGGGCTGGCCGCAGTAGCAGCCTTGCAGCTCGCTGGAGCTTTGCGGCAAGAAATGGAGAAAGTGCAAAGACAGCGCATTCTCCAGGGTGAAGCCACGATAACAGCTAACCAGACAAACGGGTATTTCCGAGAGTTCGAACCCTTTGTTGAAGTCAATCCGAAAGGTTTGCCGCAGATCAATACACCGAATTATGATGTGATACTGACCCCAACCGTTTCGGATGATTTGGGGCGGGTGGGTGATTTGATTGTATATGACGGATTGTAA